GATGAGTTTGGGACTATGGGTGCAGGTGAGTTCGAGATGCGACTCAGGCGGCGTCAAAATGAACTTTCGGAGAGTAAGTATTTAGAAGGTAATGGAGGAAGCACTGGCTTCTCATCTTCTGGAAAACAGACCGTATACACATCTGAACATCCGACTACGCCAGTTCATGGTCCTGTGCCGCTCGCTTCATCCGGAACTTTCTTACACCCGTCTGAAGAGGGAAGTTATGAAGCTGGTGCAGAAGCTGATGACGAGCGAGCTGGGTCGCCTGTGGATTCGGGATCGGTGCTTTGAGCGTGTCATTCGGTTGTATGGCAAGAACGATCAGCGAACTGATGCATGGCTCAACCAACGTGGGACCATGATTACTGCCTCCGAGGTCTCCAAGGTGTGGACATCTGCTGCGTCTCGCCTTGAGCTGCTCACAAAGAAACTTGAACCGCCTGTGAGGGCAGAGGGTTCAAATCCTATTGCTGCATTGATCTGGGGAACTCGCTTTGAGCCTGTAGCAAAGAAGATCTACGAGGATAAGACTGCGTGCGACATTATTGACGTAGGGTGCTGCCGACATCCGGTACATAGCTTTCTGGGTGCTTCTCCTGACGGGCTTATTGTTCCCCGATATGCAGATTCCGATCCTTTGCGGTATGGTCGCCTGGTCGAATTTAAGTGCCCGATGAGCCGTGTTCGCAAGGAGGAAATCCCGATCTATTACGTGGACCAAATGCAGATGCAGATGGAGTGCACGGGAATTGATGAGTGCGAGTATGTTGAGTTCCGTTTCAAGCAGGTGAACTTTACTGCTTGGGATGAGAGCACTCTCAAGAAGGGCGCCTTTGCTGTTGATGAGAAGGAGAAGGTTGAGTACAAGCCCGATGATCTTGACCTTCATGATTGGCAATGTGCGCTAGAGGGAGACCAGCAGTATGTGTATTGGGTTCTCTCAGATATCAAGGAGAACTTTGTTCCAAAGGATCCTAACTGGCTACCCAGCCACTTGCCTGACATGAAGGCATTCTGGGACGATGTTGTTCGTCACCGCGAGAACGGAACAAAGCCCGAGCCACTTGCCCCTAAAATACCGACCCTCGACATTTGATCCATTGCCACAGAGTGGCACGTTGTTGGGCAAACTTGGTATTCCATTCATCAATCGTAAACTGACTACCCATGCTCAAATTACAACGAGAGCAAATTGGGATCAAATTTTGAACATCTGTTTTTCCACCTTTGGATTCAGGAATGTTGTGACCACATTGAAAGTCAAACACATTCATGGTATTCGTACACCACGAGACCTTGCATTTGCTTTGAAACTTTGGTCCTATGCGAACCAACCAAACCTGTTCACGAAGTGCTCTTGGGATTTTTGATTTCATTAGTTCTTCACCCCAAGCGTCTTAAAATTGTTAGCCCATTGTTGTTCGTGAGCTTGAGGTCCAGAGTCCATTCAGGATGTTCCACAAGAAACTCGGATACAGCTGGTCCTAATCCACAACGGATTTCGTGTTCAGGGATACCGCTGCTTTTAACTTCTTCGTCAATGTTTGTTCCTAGCCGAATAGACTCACCGTAGATCTCATCTACGGTCGTGTCATGAAGAATGATAAACTTGTTGACGTGCGTGTTCCAATACGCAAGTTCACGCTTGAGGTGACCATAGATGTGCCATGTATCAATAAACAATAAGTCTGTCTGAATCCGTTCACACTCTAGGTCAGACGACTGAACAAATGAAGCGTTGACTCCCTCTGAATGACACTCGGTGAGAAAAGGGTCAATCAGATCAGATTTGTAGGGATCAACCATCCTATACCAGTTTCCCGAGGTACCCTTGAGTCCAGCTGTAAACGCATATGCACTTGTGGGTTCTCGTACTCCACATTCGGTAACAGATACACACTGCTTTGCATATGCAAGCAGAATGGGAAGGTGTTCACTGATATCCGAATGAGTGTGATACTTGGTCTGATATGTATCAAGTAGTGTCATTTTTAGATCCGTTGAATATTGTTAGATCGATTTAAACTTTGGAGCTCCACTGATTCACCTGCCAGGGAGACGTGGAACCAACTGCCTCACCAACGCTGCTAGGGATCACAAAGTGGTTGGTCCGCTGAGAATAGGACGAATCCTCAAGAGCCATTGCACGCTTCTGCTGGCTGGTGTCAATCATCTTACCTTCAGGGGGGCCGCCATAGAATTTTTCCATTCCAGGAAGGACCTTGAGGACAAACGCAACGACCACGAGAGCGAGTAAAAACCAGACCCACTGCTTCATTGTTCAAGTACCCGAAAAAAACGAATGTCGTACTCTGTAAGTAGAGAGACTACACAATGGAGGAAACTGCACTCTCTACTCTTCGTATCATGCTTGAGCGCCGTAAGTTGGGGACTACTACAGAACGGATTACGACCGATAATAAGAAGATGGAGAAGGTCACGCTTTACACAATCGGGGACGTGCTTGTCTGCTTCAGTCAGAAGGATAAGGTTCTTGCAGGGGACATCACGAATATCCTAACATTTGCAGAGGAGAATGGACACGCTGCTGGCATTGTCATTATTGCTATGAGTCCGCCCTCGGAGAATGTTCTCCGTGTTGCAAAGTCTCATGCCAAGAAGCGTGTTGCCTTCTTCCATATCTGGCAGCTTCAGTTTGACATCACAACGCATCGTATGGCAATGCCTCATCGGATCCTCACAGAGGAAGAACGCACAGTTGTCTTTGACAAGTACAAGATCTCGGACCCAGAGAATCAGCTGCCGTGGATTGATTCGCAGGATACGATGATTAAGTGGATTGGTGCGATCCCCGGTGACGTTGTCGAGGTGACTCGCCATTCGGACACTGCTGGTCGGAGTTTGTATTATCGCTACTGCGTTGAAGATGTTAATGTCGCTCAATAATAATGGATAGCTTGGAACAGACATATGCCGAAAAGCGTCGTCGCTACGATCAGCTGATTTCGCAGAATGATCCTAGAAAGATGGATGACATCAAGACTCTCAATAAGGACATTGCTAAGATTCTACAGTCAATGCTCGTTGAGCTTTCAAAGGTTAAGGAGGATGCAAGAAAGATTGACACATATCGCAATGATCTGATCGTTAAACTCATTAGTATTCAGAATGACCATAACGCTATGGTTACGAAAAAAGACCATGAGATTACGCTGAAGGAACTGAATCGAAATGAGACCGTGGCATTTAACGCAAACTTTTTTTGGTATGCTGTGTTTCTTACGATTGTTACGATTGCGTTCGTGGCGGTTCTTATGTGGAAGGGTGGTTACAAGGCACCAATAATCCCAACCGCAATCAGTAATCCGGCAACAATGGCACCCTTTACATATGCATAAGTGTTATCCACAGCCTGAATCTCTTTTTGATGTAGCTGCTTCGTTTGTGCATATTCATCCTGAAGCTTTGGACCCTCTGTCTTGATTCCCTTGATACGGCTATCAAGACTGGTAATGATACCATTACTCTTTTCATACGTGTTCATGAAATTCTGGATCTGCGCTGAATCTTCGGCCATAGAAGCATTCATCCGTTCAATGTGCTGATTGACTCCAGTCAATGCTCTTTCATATGCGCTCTTGTAGCCTACGTTTCCAGTAACCTTATAGGCTGCATAATAGTTCTTGTATATGTTCAGCATCTGCTCAAAGTCACCCGGAACACTCATTATCTTCTTGCTCCTAAAACAAAATGCCTACTTCTCCCTATGGTCAGGTAAACCCCCCTGTGCGTCGTATGATGGTTGGCGATGCATCTGAGCACACTCGTTTTATCCGCATGGCTTCCACAATTGCTCCGTATCAGTCACAGGGACAGGCTGCGAGCCCTAACCTTCTCGGATGGCGCAATATGCAGGCTACTCGCGATGTGAGGGTCATTATGCCGATCCTTGGTGCCTTCAAGTCTTATATTCCCAACCGATAACAATGGACGAGTGCAAACAGTTTCATGAGAAATATAGGGATGCTGCAATTGCAGGTGGAGATATTCGTCAGCTCCCGTATATTGCAAAGTGCGTGGAGCCGCCGCTAGGTGGAAGCCGTCCAGCATGGTTGTTAGCAATACCTCCCCAGGAACTTGCCGATTGTCAAAGGGATTCGAATGGGGTTGTTACAATATGCAACATCTCTAAAAAGATGCAGGATGCTGCTCTTGCAGATAAGAATGCGAGCAACCCTACAACCAACACGGTGCTTGAGCATGAGCGCATTCAGACACAATACGCAGGATACTCTGCTGTATCCGATTCGGGTAAGAAGATCAAGGAAGTCACAGATAATCTGCGAGTTCCTCGTCCCCCTGTTCAGCCAAATCCACTCAAGACCGAACGTGATAAGATTTTTAAGCCGACAAATATGGCTGTGATCCAAACTGCTCTGTTTTCAATTCTATTAGCGTTGGTAACTTTCTTGGTTGTTCCTGGTCAGTATGCGACGGGGGTCGTATTTTTGATATTATGTACAGGAATCTCCGTTGGAATCTATCTGAGTAGTAGATAATGGGAAACTGTCCATCTGAGTTTGCGATGGCTCCAAGTGGAGGCGGCTGTGTACTTCAGTGCCCAGCTTCAAGGAACTATGAACTAAAAGTCGAAGGATCGAAACTGTCATGTGCGTATACAGCTGATCCAACAATCAGCGTTCCGTTAAACGTTGTTCCGATGTATCAACAGAATCCTCCAGGACCCACCGTTAGTTATCAGAACTTACCGAACAAATCTGTATATCAAACAGAAATTGATCGGTTCACGAATGCGATGGCGATTGCAGATGCGAAAGTTGATAGGACGCTAAAGCTAAAAACAGCCTTCAATGCACTTCAGGATGCAGAGGCCGTCCGTGATCAGGCGCCCGATGCATACCAGTCGGCAAGGATCACATATTACACGATGGTTAAGGGCGATGGATGGATTGAGCAGGAAAAGGCTCGTATCGCAAATGTGGAAGCCCAGCCTGTTGTGAACGACTACTTGAAAAAATACAATGACCTTCAACAGAAGAAACAAGAG